CCATCCAAGACCACATTGAGACAACAGTGTTTTCAGAAACACTTAGAGAGTAACTCGCACCATTCGGCACAACTGCAGAAAGGGTAAAGTTCAAACCAATGCCATTTTGATAACACACACCCGCCCCATTCACGACAATGCTTATATCTGAAGTCCCGGATGTCTGAGCAAGATAAATGGACACAACAATCGGTTTACCGGTTGTGTTCGTATATCCAGTATTTTTTGAGCGCTGATTTGAGAAGTTTTGCCAAGTTTGTCCAACACCGAGCATGCTGTTTGAGTATTCGGTCTGTACAAACCCCAGATCAGTCGCATCTACCTGCGCGCGTAAACCCGATCCACTCCAACCAATGAAAATTTTATTGGGTGATTGATTTTGACCTCCACCTTGTTGAATTGGCGTAAATAAATTTGCTCCATCACCTAATTTTGAATAGATTTCACCGAAGTTATCATTAGTTTTACTGAACGCACTGCGCGCCGGTTCACCATTGCCATCGTTCGCACTATTGCCAATATTGATCGTCTTCTTTGACATGCTTTTTCTCACAAAAAAAGCACTCAATTGAGTGCTGTTGAAAGAGTCAAGTTTTAAGGGTAGAAAACTTGTGTGAATGTGGTTGAGATCCGCCAGATCTGGCCACCTAAACTTACTGGTGTATAGGTCAAATCAGTCTTAACTCGAACCTCGCCATCAAGTGGCGAATCCCAAAGAAACGAGTCCGCGCCTTTGTGCTGGTCAAAGAAAGCTTTAATCTGCATAATTTCATCTTTATAAGCCGTTCTTTGATAAGTCCATTCACCAGATCGGTTATTGATACCTACAGCAATGTTTTGTTCATAACCATCACCGAACTTAGATGACAAAGTATTAAAGCTCTGCGAGCCTGAATTACCCTCTAAATCTTGGCACCAAGTGAATTTACGATTACTCATCTTTTTTTGACCACTCAACTTTCATACTTACCGGACTATCTTTAAAACGTTTTTTGCAACTTTCTAGATCCTTCGTATCTTGATCTGGAGCCAATAAACCTGCCCGCCTACTTTCACGAACTGCCCATTCTTTTACATGTTTGTTTAGTAGCTCTGCAGCTTTAGAACTCTTAGATTGTTTTTTAAAAATGAGGGTGAATGACAATCCAAAGACGAAACCCGTTGCATATTCAATTAGATTAAAATCAATTAAATTTGCACTTATGTAGAAAACTACAGCAATCAATAAAGCAAGCAGAAAAGTCATAATGTACTTTTTCACTTTTGTACTCCCATTAAAAACCCACTCATTCGAGTGGGTTACTTTGATAATAAACCGCCTTGTCGCTGTTGTTGACTTAAGTACTCATTGACATGCCGACCAATTGCTTCACCCAAACCTATAGGTTTATAAGCTACTGAATTAAGCGCTTGATATTGCTTCTCGCTCAAAACAAGAATCACACCTTCAATATCTACAAGCCAATCATCGAATTGGATAGGGAAAGTTTCCCCATCTCGTTCATAAGTCTTATTTGCCTCTCTTCCACGTTTACCAACATAGGTTACTGTGCCGCCCAGTAAACGTGTTACTTCATCATGATTACCGGTGTATTGGCCTGTTTTCTTAAATTGAATTGCTTTCATATTTCCTCCTTATAAAACAAAACCCCGCCAAGAGCGGGGTTTTGTTTCTATAAACATTTAGAATTGGTGTTTGTAGAAAAGTTCGTAAAGAATTCTAGTTAGAGATTCTAAATACGGTTGATTTAAATCATTTAGAATAAATGACCTATCTCCTAACCTAAATACCGGTTTTTCTCCGCTACTAACAGAGAATTCACCATGTTTTTTATCTAAATACGAACCAAACTCTAGATAATAATCCAGTAAGTTTTTACTATTAGGGTTCCTAATTAATGCGTAAGCAGTAATTTCAGCGTTTTCCCATGCCACTGGGTTAACATCAGTTCCCATATTTCCTCCTTATTGGTTAATGGGAACTAACTTTTAACTCACTTTAAATAGAAAAATCAATTAATTAATAATTTTCCATTTATGGCACTATTTAGCCAATAAACCGCCTTGTCGCTGCTCTTGCCGGATAATCGTTCTTACCGCATTGCCGATCAATTGCCCAAGCTGCTTCGAGTCATTTTGGGTATCAGTTTTACTTGATCCATCCGGATTAACTGTTACATAAACATTGATTGGAACTTGACTCGAACTGCTTTGTGCTTGATTTGAATTAATCGCATCAAATTGTCGTGCCTCCCGTCGTGTTGCTATAGCTTCACTAGTATTATTAGAAACATAACCTCCATTTGCATAACCACTTGGTTTACTTTGACGCATGCTTTCAACAACACTCACACCACCCCATCTTTTAATGTCATCTTGCGACCATACAACTTCACCCTTATGGACCACACCAGCTGGAGTATGTTTAAGCCCGTTACCAGTGTAACCACCATCAGAGAATCCTGCGATAGTCTGTGCTGCAATTAAGCCTACATTTGCCATACCAAGCCCAAGAGCAATCGGCGCCATTGTCAAGTTCAATGGATAAGGCGCATTAGCCAATATATTACTGTATGCTTGATAAGCCTGAATCGTGGCTGTCCCAATAGCCATTGCTTGCTGGACTAAAAACATAGCTTTATATGCTGCAGATTGCTCTCCAGCAGACTCCTTAACCATTGTCGTCATATTTCCCCATACAGTAGAGGCTTGAGATAACAACTGTCCATAAATCTCTATTTCTGTCTGACGGGATGATTTTTGAAGTTCTTGTTCCATTAGCGTATATTTTTCATTAATTGCATATTTTTGCTGGCGGAAAATTTCTTCTGCATCAAGCAAAGCTTGAAAACGCTTCTCTTCATCAACAATGGTTTTATCTTCAGAAATTGTTTTCGCATTTGAAGAATATGCTTCAGTAGCTTTCTGCATTTCATCACTATACTGATTCTGTAAATTCCATGAATCTAGTTGGTTTGGAGCAAGGTTCTGCTTAGCTTTAAGACCCAATGCATCGGCTTGAGCGATAGACGCTTGTTCATACATTGCTTTTTGATATTCTTCGAGCTTTTGCTTTTGAAGCTTACGATATTCTGTAATTTCATATTCAAACATGGCTGTTACAGCCTTGCTTCGAATTTCTTTTTCAGAATCAGAATATTCTTTTGATGCCTTAATTTGCAGCAATTTAGTTTGCTTTTGCATCTCAAGTTTTTGAACTTCATTCAACTTATATTCATTAAGTTCATATTCTAGTTGTTGAGCGTTGAGTTGTTTTTGAGCATTAAAACGATTAACTTCTTTTTCAGTTAAACTTTTTAATTCTTCACCCTTAAAATGCAGTTTTAAGTCACTAAGTGTTTTTAAGTGCTCTTTTTCGGCAAGTGTATCTTTATCAAGGTACTGATTTCTTAAGTTCTCAGCTTCTTCTTGAGTCTTCAAGAACTGATTGAGATATGAATCAAAATCTTTCTCAGACACACCAGCCATGTCGAAACCATTATTTCCAGCAACATATCCTTTAACGTTTTTGACATATTGACGATTTACTGGACCAATATTAGTACCTTTTTCAACATTCCCCTCCCCAGCGTGATAGGCAGAAATTGCCTTATCCCAATTGCCAAATTTTTTAAAGAGGAAATTTAAATATTTGGCAGCTGCTTCAGCCGCTTTGCCTGTATCAAAAACCTCTTTGCCAACTAGCCCCCAGCGCTTTGCTGTACCATCGAGCATTTGAAAGCCGCCTTTAGCGGTCCCAAATTCTGTTTGTGGGCCAATTGCACTTGCTTTCCCCTTACTTTCTTGCATATTAATCGCAGAAAGTAGACCTGGTAAAAGTTCATATTTAGATTCAAGATTTGAAAAATTATATTTAGCAGCATTGGCTTTTACCTGAGCGTTCACAGCCATAACTTTTTGCTGATTTTTTAACTCTTTATTTTGTTCACGAATAGACTCTGTTCTTGCATCCGTTTGCGCTTTAATGGATTCCTCAGATTTCCAAATCGCTTTTTGCAGATTAATAGTCTCTAGATCAGCTCCTTTTAAACCTTTGGCAATCGAATCTTTATAAACTTTCAGAAGATCGTTGGCTTGGGCTTCAGTAAATCCTCGCTTCATCACCTTTTCAACAAATTGCGTATCAAACAACTTATCTTCATACATCTTCTTTAGTGACTTTTGGGCATCATCTGCTGCTTGCTTGGTATTTTTAATTGCATCAGCATGTTTTTGTTGTTCTATTGCTGCGTTTTGTGCCTTGTTGCCTGTTAATTCAACTTCTTTACCAAAAAGCTTAATGGCCGTTTTTGTTTTATCGGCTTTATCATATGCATCTTTGTATTTTTCAATTTGTTCCTCAAGCGCTTTTCTAAGTGTCGGAGGTAACTTTTCTTTCCCCAATTGCTGCAGGGCCTCTTTATAGCTAATTATTCCTAAACGAGCCTCATTCGAAATACGTGTTACTTCAACATTACCTTGTGCATAATTTTGAATATCGATAAGTGCAGAACCTACACCATATTCCATTTTTTTAAGCTCATCATTTTGAGCCTTAAATGCGGTGGTCAAATCATCAATTGCTTTTGTTCTGGCTTGTCCTTGTAAATTTTTTAATTCTGATGCTGATCTATTGGCTACATCAGCCTGCTCCTCAAGCTTTTTATTAGCCTCTTCAGTCTTGTCCTTAAAATAACTGTAAGTCGCAGCTAGTGCAGTGACTCCTAATGTGAGTGCGCCTATTGGGCCACCAACAAATCCTAAAACTCGACTACCTAAGGTTGCTACTTTATTCAAATTCCCCTGAGCAACTGTATATGCCATTGTAGCCACAGTTGCTTCTTTTAAGGCAATACTGTGTGCAATCTCAGCTGCAGTTCTACGCTGTATAGCAACGGCACGTTCATTTGCGGTAATTGCTGCATTATATTCTGCTCTTGCTAGGCCTATTTCCGTGAGAGCTAATGCTGCAGATTGTTTTGCTCTCATTGCTTCCACACCCAGTAATTGTACTTGAGATTGTGCTTCTGCTAAATTTGCGGCCCTTTGTTGAGCTGAAGCAACAATACTTGCTTGAATGGCTAATGTTTTCGTTAATACAGCCTTAGTAATTAATCCAATCCCTCCAACTATTGCTCCATTAACCAATAAATCTAAATTGCTTGCTAAAACTTGAATTGATCCCGATAAAGTTTGAGCTGCTCCACTTCCTTTACCAGCCTCCCCTACAAATTTTGTGATTTCATTATTTAAAAGGGTAAGTGATTGACCGATCGTAATATCCGTTTTTGCAAATAGAGCATCAACATCATCTTGAACATTTTTAAGTGCTTTAACAATTTCCTTGGAGGTAATTTTTCCTTCAGCTGCCACTGATCGCAATTGACCAACTGTAATACCCATACCTTGTGCAATGGCTTTTGCTAGAGCAGGTGTCTGTTCCATTACAGAATTAAGCTCTTCGCCACGGAGGGTTCCACTTGCCAGAGCTTGACCAAATTGAACTAAAGCAGCATCAGCCGCCGCTGCACTAGCTCCACTGATTGCAACCGCTTTAGAAACTGTTTCAGTTAAACGGGCTGTATCATCCATCGTTAGATTTAATGTCTTGGCATTATCACTAAAACGTTGGTAAACCTGGAGTACAGAGTCCCACGCTGAATATGTTTTTTGAGCAATGCGGAATGTATCTTCAGTTGCTTTATTTAGCTCAATTTGATTGTTAGTAACTAATTTAAGTCTGTTTTGAAGTCCAGTATACGTATCCATTTTTGCAACAGCAGCACCTATGGTTGCAAGGCCAGCCATATGTCCAGCCAAAGCACGTGTTGCCACGGAAACACCATCCATAGATTTAGTTGCAAAGTCTCCTCTTTTTTCAATACTCTCTAGCTCATTGCCAAGATTACGAGCATTGCGCTCTGCATTTTTTGAATCAATAACAATGACCAACCGTGATTCTTGTGTCATCTCTGCTTTCCTCTAGGCAATAAAAAACCCACTCATTGAGTGGGCTATTTGAATTAAATAAGATTTACAAAGGTTTTTGATTAAAAAAGCAATTTTAAGGTGCTTTTTTATTTAATCGATTACAAATTACCAATTT